CCGTCATCCAAAGTTTGTATACCGAAACCATGCGGGTTGTAGCACAGGGCTTGAGTCGCAATCGACTGATCAAGCTTCCCTGGTTGCTTCTTGACTATAATCACACACATCGAGAGTGAGTTGTTGAGCGTTAGACTTAGGTGTTGGGTCGGGCTGAACGATCAGCTGGTTCCGAACACCGGTTGGAATAAGGGTACGCACCTTGCTGTAGGTGCGCCATTCGATACGTTGGTCTTCGAATGCCTTGGCGTATGCAGCAGAGAGCATAATCTTCTCTCCGTACTTCTTAGCGTAGAGGTCGTAAATATGCTTACCGATACCTTCGCTGACATTGAGAAGGTCTTTGTAGATCGTCTCCCACTTAAGGTCATCGTATTTCTCTGTTGTAAACAGAATCTGCAGCAGCTTAATACGCCACTCCAGTTGCTTCATATGCTTGATGCCGGCGAAGATGCGAATCTCCATACGCCCGGAGGCACCCAAGTTGATAGCATTGTACCTATCGTGGTAGTCCCCCTTCTTGTAGAAGCGAGTATAGCCACGGCGCTTGGCACGTTTAGGGTATAGTGCATACAACAACGGTATGATCTGAGCAGCCTTCTGCACATACCAGTCATTATCCTTTCCGTTTACAGAAATCGTGATGTGCCCACCGCATCGATAGCTCGTCTTGCAGTGGATGAGGTAGTTTAGCACAGGGTTAGACAAGTCTTGCTTCCACGCGTCTGCTTTGAGGTTATAGACCGGGCTGATCAGCTCGAAGCCATTGTAGCCTAGCGAACCGTCACGCTCTGCACGCCACTTGTTCGGCAGCAACTCTTCTCGGTCACCCTGATACCAGCGGCACATGTTCTGTCCGTCATCATCTTCTTTCTCCGCCTCGATACCAAACCGATAAGTCGTATTTGTACCGCAAGCCCACATCGCACTCATGCTATGGTAGCCATAGAGACTACCGTGATCGTATGGAGCATCTTGCCTTAAGGCTTCGTGTAGCTCCTGTCGGCTTACTTCGGTTGACATGGGTCGTGCATATTCTCGAAGTCAGTAACCTCACGCATAACCAATTGAATCCACTCTGTGGTAATCATCTGTCCCGCAATCCAAGCAGCAGTTGCTCGTTGGATGTTGACCATGTTCTTGACGGCATACTCTTGGTCATCGCCGTTCATACCACGATTTATTTCTTCGTGGTAGTACTCTTTCAATTTGCCCATTACTATAATGAATAAAGGTGGGTTGGGTCTGGTACATCCAGACTCAAATTTTCTGCAGCCCACTGCCGGATATTGTCGATGTAGTCTTTGAACTGCTTCGTCGACATATCACGGGTAGACCTTTTACTTATTGCAATCACTTGTCCTGTCTCGGGATGGTATATCTCCTGCTTAGCAAAGAGATCTTTCATCACCTCGTGGACGAGATCACGTGTTAGATTGCCGGTCGCACCAGCAGCTAAGTCGCTTGCTTGGTAGCCGGCCTGTTCGAGTTCTTCTCGAATCATGTACAGCAATGTGCCCCAGTAGTATCTGTTCTGAGGGTTGCTGCGTATACGTATTGACTGGACAGTGACTTCAACGTCATGTCCTTCGAGCTTACGAAGCTCGTTACGAAACTGAAGGTCTTCGTGTGGAACGAGTTGTCCGTCCACAACCTTCGCGCTGATATGAATCATACATAGAAGTACGTGTGCTTCCTGGTGTCTGATGTAATGGTAAAGACGAGCTTGCGGTCTTCCTCGTTCTCGACGGGAAAGAACTCCATACTCGCGGCCTTGCTAACATACTTGATGTTGTCATCAGGAATAATCTTCTCCTGGACAATCAAGTCTTGGAACACCTTGAGGTAGATCCACTTGTTATCTAAGTCCCAGTCAGCTTTACCGGGCACATCAAACATGGCACAGCTAATTTGAATTGGAAACTTGTTTTTAGGAATCTTCCGAACCTTCCTAAGGTAAGGTCGGAAAGCATCCTTGATTGCATTCACAATCTTTACGCGCATGACTGGCCGGGTTGAACCGGCGTAAAAGTCTTGCCCGTTGATTTTCTTCATGCGTGGAGTATTTACACTCCTTGCATTGCGGATGATTGGTTGTCCGTCATCAGTGCAGAGACGTCCCTTTCTATCGAAATGAAACGTAGGATGCTGATACTTTTTAGGAATCTTGTCCTTCTCTGTGTAGTAGGTGGGCCGTCGCCGGTTGCTCATCTTCACGTGTGTGATGAACTCCGGTACGATGACCGTTGCGATATGCGCCATACGATAAAGATACGAGTTGCGATACTTTATCCTTGCCCCATCGCTCCACCAAGTCACTGATGTCTTTGGCTTGATAGTCCTTAGAACCAAACCGACCGTCCGTAAAGAACAGAGGCTCAATGCCATACCTCTTCCGCATGTAGTTTGCCATAGTTACACCAGCACGGTCAAAGTCGTACAGACTTACTACCACGGGCGCTTCTTCTAACAAACCAGCAACCCATTCGTCGTCTGGGTAGACGGTCTCGGATTGCGGTGCGAAAGCTGTGATACCAAACTCATGAAGAACCATGACGTCTTTCATACTCTTGGTAATGACTACCCCGTCACTTAGGTCACGGGGTACCTGATAACCTTGGACAATGCTGCAGTTGCACATGAACCGGTTGGTCTTTCTCTTTGGGAAGTACAGTTTGTACTGGTCATCCCCAAAGTCATAAGCATAGGCAGGGTCACCTTTCCTGTAGGAATAGATGAGCTTGCCGTTCAGCCATGCAGCTTCAAGAGGTGGTACACGGAAATGCAAAAGCGTTGCCTTGCTGATACCGAACTGAGTCCAGAACTCTCTGTCCTCATCGGTAAAGGGGCGTCGCTTGATTTCTATGATGGTCTCTCTACGCTGGAAAGTGACGAGGTGCGGATAGTCTACTCGTTCTACCCGCACCCCATCAATCAATCCGAAGTCATTTGCTATGATCTCTAGTGCCTCATGGAAGCTACAGTTGTACATGTGCATGACAACCTTGAAGCAACCACCACTAAAGAATCCAGCAAAGTCCTTGAATATCAGCGAGCCTTCCTTGGTGTAGAAGAATCCACAGGTCGGGTTCTTGTCCTGCCGTAGCGGAGATAGAAACCTACGTCGAAGCTTGATGGGCACACCGAGGTAGTGCTCCATGATTTGCTCCTGACTGTATTGACTGAGGATGTATTCTGCAGTTAGGTCAGGCTTAAGCTGATACATTACCAGGGCGCTTCGTCAGCTGTACTGGCTGTTGCCTTTTCGTTAGACTCCCATGCATCACCAGAAGTATCTGGCTGTGCTGCCTCCACGATGTCCCACTTGGGGTCAATAGCAAGGCGGTTGGGTTCACGCATGGGCTGCACGAACGGCTTGAAAGCGCGGTTCGGGAACGTGGTGTACTGACTGTTCTTCTTGTAGACAATCTTTACACGCAACGGTACGTCCACATACGTGTCACCTACCATCTTCATAACGCCCTCAGCAAACTCTTTGAAGTTGGCTGCACGGAACACACACTTGTCCTTTGGGATAAAGCATGAGAGGATGTGCTTGATACGCTCACCCTGCGCATCGAACTGCTGCTTGGTGTATGACTCTGCATCGGCCTGGCTTTTGCCCCAGCCTTTTGCAAGTTCGGTTAGCCGATCAGCATCAATCGGAAACTCGATGTGAGTAAAAGAAGAACCTGCAGTATCGCTGAACAAGAACTTGATAACATCGTCACCGGTGCCATCAGCCTTGAGGGGTTCATACATCACATCCTTCAGGAACACATTCTCTGTGATGCCTGCTGGGATACGAGAGCCTCCTGCTGAAGCTCCCGTCTGTTCATCAAATCCGTACATTATTGGATAGTATCAGGGTATACAGTATCCCACTTCAATTCAATAAGCTGACCAGCAAGGGTAGGGATACGACACCCTGCGTCAGTGTTTACACCAGTCCTGAAGTCAACCATCAGCTTGTTATCCTCACGGACAATACGACCCACACCATCCATGATAGAACAGAGATGAGTCTTAAGCTTACCGGTAAGGTTGATCTTCTGCACCTCGACACCCTCTTCGTCATGCCCATCTTTCTGGTGCCCAACGATGATGATGTGCTTAGATGCACGAGCAAACTGCTCAATGATGGCGATGACTTGCCCACGCATAAGAGACCAGCCCTTGCCGTGTGGAATGTCACCAATGTGCTTGACGCTATGTGACCTGCAGACAGCCTCAGTCACCCACGCTTCGATATGGTCGATAGTATCGAGCACAATAAAGTCATGAGTAGTAGGGTTCTCTTGCAGATAGGTCAAGCACTCTTTCAGTTTTGGTAGCCCGTCAACCACTACGCTTGTAGCTCCCTCGCAGTACGAGGTGCCACCTACAAGTTGGTCTCCGTTGTTACCCTTGACTTCGGTGTCGATAATCAAGTGCTTGGGCAACTGTGCTACTGCACTAGTCTTGCCCACCTTTGGCTTGCCGTAAATGAACAAGCGTTGCGGCGATTGTGCCGCTACAATTTTCTGTGGTTCAATCATCAAATACTCCTTCTTCGATTTCTTGTATCAGACCGCCCAAATACCTTTGGGCTTGATCTCTAAGATACGAAATAACTGCCGGGTCATCAACTACATGCTCGTCAGAGTGAGCAGTGAAATCACCTGGGTCACAGACACTTAGGTACTTCTTGCCGATGAACTTGAACACATTGTGATGTCCAATAACAATGAAGGTGCTGATGTTATCCATCCGATTGTATTGTCGGTAGTGTTCCATCTGATGTTTGGCACAGAGGATAGTACCAACCACAAAGTTTTTAGAGACCGTAGGGGTTGTCTCTACGTGCTGGCGAATCTCCACCGTCCCAGTCTTCAAAGATTCCATGTCTTAAGTTGTTCTTGAGTAGCGTAATACCTGCTTGACCATGTCGGTTCTTGAGGCAGTGTAGTGCTACGAGGTTTCTTGTAGGCAGGTTCTTCCTGCCATACGATTCTAAACCCAATAGAGAAGGCTGGTGTATAACCATAACAACATCAGCAGCGTGATACAGCTGCTTACTGCCGTGGATATCAGTCTTCAATGGGTAATGTAGGTTTGGTGTATCGGGGTCACGTCTCCTCTCACCCTCGATCTTGTCGTTCAGCTGAGAGAGTAACACCACCATAGCGCCAAAGCGCTTACGAATTTCGATACACATCTTACCCAGTTCCGCGAGAGTTTGTATCTCGTTCTCACCGGGCATAGGTGTCACAAGCAAAGTGTGGTCAAGACAGATGACGTAGTGACAATCGCCATGAGTCTTGATGAATGATGCGATAGCACGAGCAATCTGTAGCCTGTTGCCTGGTTGTTCAACAAAGAACATGGACGGCTCATCGATTTGCTGCAGCTTGTCTTCAATCATTACACGTTCCACATCGTCCAGAGCTGTCGTTGCGTGTAGCATACGGTCAAGAGGCACCTCAGCAAGTGAGGACAGCCTCCGCATAAGCTCCATCTCTGCAGACATCTCGAACGAGAAGTGCAGGATCTTTACTGGTTTGTCAAACTTGTTGTAGGCAGTTGATGTGAAGTCACGGATGAGGTTGTTTAGAAACATACTCTTACCGTGACCTGATGCACCGGCTACGACATAGACCATCCCGAACTGCATACCACCCAACAGCATCTTGTTGACTTTATCCCACCGTGTTTTCATCACGGGGATTTTGCCATCCATGTAGTTGTGAATCGTAGTCTGTGTAGACTCGACTACAGTAGCCATTGGGGTTACTTTGAGTTCAGAGGATTCGGTCATGTGGTAGGTCTTCTACAGGTACATCTTTCATCATTTCCCACAG